CCGTAACTAAAACACCAGAACCATTAGCATAATCAACGTATACTTTTTGTGATAGGGTGCTTCTTGAATCTGTGTAGATATTTGTATTTGCTTGTTCAATTAAACCAACTGTGCTTACTGGTGGGAAGATATATCCTTTTACAGTAAAAGATAAGTTCCAAATGATAAGTCTAGTCGTAGACATATCACCTTCATACTCTGTTTGTGGCGTCACAGAATTAAGAATGACTGGCATATCATATTTTCTACCTAATGCTGGTATTAAATCTACAGTCACAGTAAAGTCTGGCGTGAAGTATGGTAATATCTGCTCAAGAATTTGTGTACCATCTTCCGTGTTTCTAACATAGATAGCCAACTCAAATTCAAAGTTGTATGGTATTGGCGCATACTGCCCAGATACTGCACCAGTCGTAGCATTCGTTGAGAAGTTTCTGTTTATAGTATTAAATTTTCTGGATGAATCGTATTCTAATCCAACCAAATCAAAAGAAATTCTTGGCACAGATGTTGCAATAGATTTTGTTAATGTTGGATCAGATGCTAGTCGTGTGATGTATTTTTCTTTTGCGCCATAAGAAAGAGGAACACGCATTCTCTCATGCTCAATTGTTCCAGCTTTATTGTATCTTACCAATAACAAGTCATTGAATAGTGTGCCAAAAGAAACTACTACTTTACGAATTGTTCTATTATAAAAATGTGAATTATTTAACATCAGGCTTCACCAAAAGGATTATTTTCCGTGAAGTCTAATATTCCATCAGCTTCAGTTTCTATTCTAACATTGTCTGCGATATCTTCAAATATACTATTGCCAACTTGTGTATCATCATTGTATGTTATAGCACTTCTCAATGCATTGCTTGTATTACCGCGAACATTACCTGTAACAAAAGAACCTTTTACACGAATGATGTTAACAGATGAATGTGCAACATAAGAATAAACAATAGCTTGTGCATTTGCTGTCGCTAATGAAGAACCTTGATATATGATTTCGCCAGGAACAAAAGAGCCAGTTCCTGCAGGAAATACTGTTGTATTCGCAATAGGCAATGATGCACGTTTGTAGCTATCAAATATCTGGTCATCAATTTCATCAACGCCAGTGGAGATAATTTCTTCACTAAAGACGAACTGTTTCAACTTCAATGCATACACATAAACATTGCCGCCACGACCACGACCCAATGTGTAGAACATTGCTTGATTGTTTTCATGTTCTACAAACGATATCTCAAAGAAATTTTGCAATAGAGGAATATAAACTAAATCGCCTTCTCTTGGTCTAATTAAAGATGTGCCTAAAGATGCAAATCTTCTGCGTGACATTAGTAAAGTTACTTCATCTCTAATCTCTAAGCCAAATTTGGAGATGAAATCGCCTTCGCCATCCATTCCACTAACATTTTCCAAATACATTTCAATTCCGTAAGCACTACGAAATTCTTTTAATGTATCTTCACCATAGAGCATATCTACTTGGTCTCTTGTCGTTTGTGGAAGATAATAAACATCCATGCCATGAATTTGCATAGCTTCAATCACCAAATCTTCTACCAGCAATTGCTCACTGGTTATTTGGTGTAATGGAAAATTATTAAAATAGAAGTTGGTACTAATTTTAAACTCCCACTTTAACCAACAAAGATTTCGCTAGGCATACTGCTGATGGTATACATTTCTTCTTCTAGTTTGTCCAACTCAGTTTGTGCTTCTTGCATGATTCTTGGACCATCTAGTGTTACACCACCAGGCATTTGAATGCCAGCAAACTTAGAAAGATTTGTGCCCCATTGATATTTAATTTTAGCTGTAGCGTAGTTCTTCAAAAACTTATCATTCCAAACATCCGAAACACCAGCTTTTGTTGCTGTGTTAGCAGTAATGTTTGTTGTTAAACTACTTGCAATAGTAATACTTGTTGGAGAATTGATTGTCCGGATTTGAACTTCTTGACCACTAGATAGTGTGATGAAGTCGTTTTCAATAACTTCTTGGTCAAATATTGTTCCTGTTCCAGTCAAAGTATTGTTGCTTGTTGTGCCGGTTATTGTACCAGTCAAAGTAACTGTATCTGGGCGCATTGCACGATAGCATTCTACAACAACATACTGACCAACCTGTAAGTCTCTAGACCAATCAATATCTAAGAAAATCTTATTTTGTTTACGATTGAATCTGAATAGTGGCGTACCAGAGAACAATAGATTCAATGTGCGAATGTGTTGCATGGTAATCTCATATGACACATAAGACACTGAGGTAAAGTCATACAAATCATGCAAACGCAATTGGTAACGCAAGTCAAACATATTGACTGAAGAAGATGACTGGTCAAATGGTATGATTCCAGTAACAAAAATTACTGGATCTGGGCAATAAATCCATCTGCGGTCAATATCATCTTGAGTGATTTGATGTTTCATATACATTTGTTCGCAACCATCAAAATGATAGTCTTCAAAGAATTGTAATGCATCATCAATTCTGTCTTCAACTTGGTCATCATCCACATTGATTTGGATTACTGGATGACCTAATCTGCGTAGGCAGTAGTCTTTGAATGTCGCTCTAGTTGTGGGTTTAGCCATTTATAGTTCCCAATAGTTTTATTATCTATTTATACTATTAAGGCACCAGTCTTGGAATCATATTTTTTATTAGGATCAAACCACTTAAAACCTTCCCATCCTGGCTCACCCTCAAGCACTCTTTTGCCTTGGGAATATACTCCAATGTGTTCCACAAGATTGCTTCCGTCTTGATTTTTAAGAATGGCCATCTTCATCTTATGTTGCTCTTTGAAGTATTTCATTACTGGATATTCAGCCAAATTGCAACCTTCAACTTCTTTTACTGGCTCTTTTGTTACCCAAGCTGGATACAATGATGCCATTGTCCAGAAATAGTCATCCCTAACATCATATCGGTACTCTCTAAAGAATTTGTCTTCCCATGTGATTGCTGGTTTGTTCAATTCAAAAGCGTACCATGGATTTCGCTTTAGATTGACTTGACAAAACTCTTTGTTTTCTTCCAGAAAATCTATCAGAGTTTGTATTTTGATTGGTGCACCAAAGACTACATCATCCTCATGGTGCCAGATGTAGTCATAGTCTTGCGTAGCTAGATAATTCCACAACTCGGTCCAAGTTGGAGTTAGTCCAAGATTTTCTGGATGTAAGACAGCTTCATTGAATCCATATTTTTTGGCTAACTCTACAATAAGTTTATCATCTCTATCTTTTGGATAATCGTCTATGAATATACCATAGACTTCATGGTCACCAAAGTCAATATATTTTTGATGTGATTCTAAAGTTGGTATTAAAAATTCAGGTCTGTTTGTGGAAAAGATAACTCTGCATATTTTCATATCAATATTCTGTTGTTATGAAAAATAGTTGAAACAATCTACCATCTTCTTTGTCTTTACCAAAGTAATCTAAAGACATATGATAGTTGTTTCCGCGATACAATACTAATCTGTTGTAAACATTTCCGACTCTATCAACAAGTTCCCACTTGGTCATGTCTTGCGTAACGCCAGATAAATCTGTGCCATCTTCCATCATACTACCAGTTTTTTTGTATCTGAATATTCCTGTGCCGCCAGATAATGGAGCATCAGGAGTCAAATACAAAACGCCTGCCCAAGTGTTATATGAATCAGCATGAATCCAACTTCTATCCATTGATGTGGTTAGTTGAAAACTTCCAGTGTATCCATCATTTGCTTGCCAGTCTGTAACATTTCCGGATACATCTTGGAGTATTTTTTGTATGGTTTCTTTTGTGCTTTCATTGATAAAAGTTTTTGTTCTAGTGCCTGGCCAATTGCCAGTAACATCAAACTCTTGTGATAACGCAAACGCCCTCACATCATTTGGATTATTATAGAACTCATCAACCACAATCATATTTGTTTTCATATTATCTCCACTTAGGACCTTCCATCCATACTGCTAATGAATGTCTAGTTCCTTCTGTCACTGGCAAGGCTGCGTGACTTATAAAAGATGGAAGAAATATTGCTGTACCTTGTTGCCGTATTTCTTCCTTATCTGGAGAATTTTGCGACAAGTCATACATTTCAAAATCACCGCCTTCATAAGTTGTCGGATCAGTCAACTGAATTACACAGGTAAGTTTTCTGTGGAAGTGTGGATCACCATTCATCCAAAACACATCGTGGTGTCTTTTATATTCGCCTTGATATTCAGATGAATATTCAGCCAATTGCACAAAACTTAATCTAGTTATGTGAAAATTGAAGAAGTCGTGATTTGCTTGAATTGCCATTTTCCAAATCTCATCAAAAAGAAATTGGAATTTGGGTTCTTGATGAATAAACCGAATCTCACTTCTTCGGTAATCATCATCCACAATTTCATCTGAAACACCCATAGATGCTTTTTTGGAAGGTAACTTTAGACCTTCTTCCAAAATGAAATCACATTGCTCTTTGGTAAATCTACTTTTAAAGTAGGCCCATTCGCCGTTCATAATTAATTAATTACTTTAGATGCTAATGGTCCCTGAGGTTTGTTTTCTAACTGCGCTCTTGCTTGTTGAGAAATAGAATCAATAACTGGTCTACTAAACTTGTGTGGAATTTCTTCCAAGCCAGCCATAAGAACATTTAACCAACTTGTTTTAACAGTTAGTGTAACTTGTTGTTCTTCTTGTTGTGGTTGTTGCATTGCATTATTCATATCAAGCTCCTTATAATGAATTAATAAACTATCTAATATATATCTCGTCTTTTATGTGGGTATTCCTGGTGCAGTATTGAATGCCGGTGCCCAAGGCATCTGCGATTCAGAAACAGGATTTACATGTTGGTCAATTTGTTCTTGAATTTTTCCGTTTACATGCGTTTCGTAATTTCCAACAACAACATCTTTAATCCATTCAAGAACAACTTCTTCGGTTAGTTCTTCAAATGGAACAAAAACATTTCCTTCAGGCATAGTTGTTGATGTGAATGGTGTTGCACCAGAAAATGTTCCTACGTTACCATTTTCATCGGTGCCAATCTTTTGCCAGTATGTTTGCACAACTGCGTTTTGATTGTCACCTTCGTTTTTAGTTTTTAGACTGGTGACTTTCCAGGTATATGTAATAGCCATTATTTTCTCCTAAAATGTTGGCGGGTCAGTGGTTTATTTATTCTCAATTAATCATATCAGTTTAGCGAAGTTCCATCCATGCACCAGCATTAGATGCTTTATATGTAGATCCAGGCGGAACAATGAATGACGCTGGTATGATTGCGCCGTTTGCATATGGTCCTGTTATGAAAAAACTTACTCCATCTATGTATATCGTGTTGTTACTTGCGCCATAAGTACAAGTAATTATTACAGTTATTGGTCGGCCTGTGCTATTAGTGTATGTGGTGTTGCCCGCTCTGCTGGCTGTCACATCTTGCCAAGTTTGCCCCTGTCCGATAAGGTTTGTGGCAGTTATTACGTTTAGGTTTGATGTGCTGGCGGGGTCAACGTAATACCCGTTGTTGTTGGAGTCGTAGAAGATAGTTCCGTCTACACGCCCACCGGAATAAATACCAGTTGGGCAGTAAATATTGTAAGCGCTACTGGTTGATGATGTACCAAAACCCCAACAATTGTTTGAGTGGTTATAATAAGATGCCCATCGCGGTGTGCCTTCATAATAAATTCCACCGTTTGCGGAACCATCAAACATCAAATGAGGAGTATTTCCGCCAGCATTGAAATGAATGCCATACCAGGTGGTTTTTGCACCTCGTATTGTCATACCACCATATGAACTTTGTGTATTTGGTTCTATATGCCAACTATTTGTGTCTGAATAATATCCAGTTGAGTTTGTGTATTGCCAATAGTACTTGTATGAATAACTACTGGCACCATTAATTCTATAAACTAATGTTGAATGGTCATAATCAGTCCAAAAAGAAACTCCCTCATAAGTTGGGTTAGCTCCCATAGAAATACCAACATGATAATTTATTGATAAATCAGGATATGGTGATGACCATGGACCAGTTTTTTGATGCAATGAGTAAGGAAAACTTGATGGTGAATTACCTGAATTTCCGCTAATACCAGTAAACCCCAAACTGTTTAATGTTCTGTTTGTATTATCAACAGTCGCTCCAGAAGGTCCTGTTGGTCCAGCGGGACCTTGTGCACCTTGTGCGCCTTGAGCACCAGTCGGTCCTGTTGGTCCAGCCGATCCCTGTGCTCCTTGAGGTCCTGTTGGTCCAGCTCCTCCCTGTGCGCCTTGGGCGCCTTGTGGACCAGTGGGACCAGTACCTCCTGTTGGACCTTGTGCGCCAGTAGGACCAGCAGGTCCTTGAGCACCAGTCGGTCCCTGTGCGCCTTGTGGACCAGTGGGACCAGCAGGACCTTGAGGACCAATAAGACCACTGCTAACTCCAACCCAACGACCATTAGCGGCAATTACTTGAGAACTACCTATTGTTAGGCCATTCTTTACGATGAAGTCTTGATTAGATGCCATTTAGAATTAAACTTCTGTTGAGTTTGAATAGTACTCTGTTGTTTTTAAATAAGCATA